CGCGAGTCGTGGCATCTGCCCAGCGGCCCTGGCGCGGATGACGGTAAGCACTGCATCACGATTGACGGAGCGGTGCTGGGCGAGATGGAGCCTTGGCCGCACTCGTTCTTTCCGTTTGCACGTTGCCAGTGGTCGCCGCGTCTGTACGGGTATTGGGGCCAGGGTCTTGCGGAGCAGTTGCAGAACATCCAGTTGGAGATCAACAAGCTCCTGTGGGTAATTCAGCGCAGTTTCCATCTGGCCGGCTCGTTTAAGGTGTTCATTGAGAACGGCAGCAGGGTCGTGAAGGAGCACCTGAACAACGACGTGGGCAGCATCATCAACTACACGGGGACGCCGCCGCAGTACGTGGTGCCTCCGATTGTGGCGCCCGAGGTCTTTGCTCACCTCCAGAACTTGATCAACAAGGGGTACGAGCAAGCGGGCGTGTCGCAGCTTGCTGCCTCGAGCCTGAAGCCCGAGGGCTTGAACAGCGGTCGCGCCATCCGCGAGTACAACGACATCCAGACGGATCGCCTGCACGTTCCGGCCAAGAGCTACGAGCAGATGTTCATGGACGTGGCGCGGCTGTCGATTGAGGTCGTGAAGATGATCGCCGCCGAGGACAAGGGCTACGAGGTCCGAGTCCCCGGTCGCAAAACGATCCAGATGGTTGAGTGGAAGGACATCAAGCTGTCCGACGAGGACTACGTGATGCAGTGCTACCCCGTGTCGTCGTTGCCGAGCGATCCTGCGGGCCGTTTGCAGACGATTCAGGAGTACGCACAGGCCGGCTTCCTCTCGCCGCGTCAGGCTCGTCGTCTGCTGGACTTCCCTGATCTCGACCAGGTGGAGAGCCTTGCCAACGCGGAAGAGGACTATCTGACGATGGTCTTCGACAAGATCGTGGACGAGGGCGACTACACCTCGCCGGACCCGCTGGACGACTTGCAGTTGTCCAAGCAGTTGTGCCTTGAGTACTACGCTAAGGGGAAGGCCAACAACCTGCGCGAGGACCGGCTTGAACTGCTGCGTCGGTATCTGGCGCAGATCAACGAGATTGAGCAGGCGATGCTGCCGCCGCCTCCGATGATGCCGCTGCCGATTCCTGGAGCGACCGGAGAGCCGCTGGCACCGCCGATGCCGATGCAGGCTAGCGATCTTGTACCGAATGTCCCGGTACAGTAACCAAGGAGTGACGCATGGGAGTTGAGGGAGTGATGACGAATATGACCACCGGAACGGTTGGTGGTCCGGTGCCTACGCCTACGGCAGCAGAGGTGCTTGCTCCGCAGCAGGAGGCCGCGCCGGTTGAGGCGCCTGCGCCTGTTGAGGAGAAGCCCGCGCCGCCAAAGGCAGATCGCTTTGCGATGCTGGCTCGTAAGGAGCAGGATCTTTACCGCAAGCAGCAGGCGGTAAAGCAGCAGCAGCAGATGCTGGCGCAGCAGGCCGAGCAGATCCGCGCTTTTGAGCAAGCCAAGAAGCAGGCGATGCTGAACCCGCTGGACGCGCTGAAGCAGCTTGGCCTGACCTACGAGCAGATTACCGAGTACGTGCTCAACGACAACAAGCCGACGCCTAATGCCGAGGTTCAGTCGGTGCGGCAGGAGCTTGAGGAGTTCAAGCGTCAGGCACGCGAGGAGCAGGAGCGCATTCTGGAGCAGCAGCGGGAGATGCAGACCCGCGAGCAGCAGCAGATCATTGAGCAATTCCGTTCCGAGGTGAATGAGTACGTTGAGCAGCACGCTGAAAACTATGAGTTGACAAACCTTTATGGTGGTGCTCATCTGGTATCTGAGGTTATCGAAGAGCATTTCCGACAGACTCAGAAGCTGCTGACGATCCCCGAGGCAGCGAAGCTGGTGGAAGAGCACTACGAAGACCTCGCTCGCAAGAGCCTAGCGACCAAGAAGTTTGCAGCGACACAGCAGAAAGCGGCCTCACCGCAGGAAACGGCGGCGGCGGCGGCGCCCAGGATGGGACCGACGCTCTCCAACGACCTGACGGCAAGCGTGGCAGCGGCTCCGAAGTCACAGCGCACGGACGCTGATCGGATCGCGGCAGCACTTGCTCGGCTTGAGGGACGGTAACCGCGCGAACGGCAGCGACGCTAGAACGCATCCTTTCACAACCGACTGCCAACTCTCCGCTGGTAGCGCATGGCGCGCTCGACGCGGATTTGCGGACGCGCATGAGGCGCTGTCTGCGTAGGTACTCACATGGCTTGGCCTTCTGCTGGTACTCCTCCTACCCCGGCTCTTAACCAGACCGGTGGCCCCTCGTTCTCGTTTGACCTTGGCGCGGCTAACGCGGCGCTCAAGGAGCTTTACGACGACCAGAAGATCGCGAACCTGGTCTACAAGAACAACCCGTTCCTCGCGATGGTCCCGAAGATGGAGGAGTTCGGCGGCAAGTATATGCCGATCCCCCTGATCGTGAACACCTCGCAGGGCCGCAGCGCGACCTTCTCCTCGGCGCAGGGCAACCAGACCGCCGCTACGGTGGAGTCGTTTGCTCTGACCCGCGTTGCCAACTACAGCATCGCGCAGATCGACAACCAGACGATGCTCGCCAGCAAGACCGACAAGATGGCGTTCATCAACGGCGCGACCGTGGTAATCGACGGCGCGATCCGCGCTCTGACCAACTCGCTCGCCACGCAGATCTTCCGCGATGGCTCGGGCGCGATTGGTGTAGTTAGCGCCTCTTCGACGCTGGGCAACATCGTCCTTACCAATGCCTCGGACATCGTGAACTTCGAGGTCAACATGACCCTTGAGGCGCGCGATCCCTCGACCGGCACGCTGCGGACGGGTGGCCCTGCGTATGTGGTTGCCGTTAACCGCACCACGGGTCTTGTTCAGGTGTCGGGCAGCATGGGTGGCGCTGTTGGCGTTGGTCTTGGTTCGTGGCTGGCTACCACTAGCGACACCCTGAATGTCCAGGGCGATTACAACCTTGGCATCAAGGGTCTTGCCGCGTGGGTGCCCACGACGAGCCCGACCTCGGCGTCGTTCTTTGGTGTTGACCGCAGCACCGACCCGACCCGCCTCGGCGGCGTGCGCTTCAACGGCTCCTCGCAGTCGATTGAGGAGGCCGTGATCGACGCCTCGCTCCTCGTCGCTCGCGAGGGTGGCACCCCGGACGTGTGCATCATGAACTTCGCCTCCTACGCCGCGCTTGAGAAGTCGCTCGGTGCCAAGGCGCAGTACATCTCGTTCGACGGGCCGGCGAAGCTCTACTACCCCGGCATCCTGATCAACGGCGCCGCCGGTCAGATCAAGGTGTTCCCCGACCGCTCCTGCCCCGCGAAGACCGCGTACCTGCTCCAGATGGACACCTGGAAGCTGTACTCGCTCGGGCCGGCGCCCCACATCGCCAAGTACGCTGACGGGCTCGAGATGCTCCGCGTGTACAACAGCGACGCCGCTGAGCTCCGCGTGGTCAGCTACGCGAACCTCGGCTGCAACGCCCCCGGCTTCAACGCCGTCGTGCAGCTCGGCGCCTAACAACTAACTAGGCGAGGGGCGGCTCTGGCGTTTGCTGGGGTCGCCCCTTGTCCTAACAGGAGGCCAACATGGCTAACCGTACCTACAATCAGTTCGCGGGAACGCTTGAGCGCAAGGTCGTCAAGCTGTTCGCCAAGATCCTCTGGACCGGCGGCGCTCCGACGCTGGTTACCAGCGAGGTGCTGAACAGCAGCACGTCGCCCATCACCATCAACCCGTCGCAGGGGTTTGAGTCGCTCACCGACTCTGGCGGCGGCCAGTTTGTTCTTACGCTTGGCGCCAACAACGGCGGCGTTCCGACTTACGACCCGTATGTGCGTCTGCTCAACGTGTCGATGACGGCTGTGCCCGCCGGAAGCGTTGCGGCTGCGCCGATTGCTCTGGCGGTGAATAACGACAACGTGAACGGTTCGTCGGGCAATCCGTCTATCGAGTTGGTTACGGTGACGATTGACGCCAGCGCCTCTCCGATCACGGTGAGCACCAACACTGTGCCCGACAACGGCACCGTCATGTACGTCGAGCTTACGCTGTCGAACACGACCGCGTACTAACCGGAGGCTGTCATGGTGAGCGATGACAAGGCTGCGGTTGCGATCATCCTTGGGAAGATGAAGCCCAAGGGCGGCAAGCCTGAGATGAAGCCTGAGCATGGCGACGGCAAGGTGGGCCACGGTCACGCGATGAAGGCGTGCGCCGAGGATCTCCTTGAGTCGATCAAGGCGGGCGACGCTGACGGCGTGGCTGCTGCGCTGATGTCGGCCTTCCACATTGCGGACGCGATGCCGCACATGGAGGGTGTGCATGAGGACATCGGTGAAGAGGAAGAGGACGAGAGCGAGTACTAGGCTCTTGTGCTAGCGTGGCAGGGGCGCTCCGGTGTGTGCCGGGGCGTCCCTTGCCGCAGTAGGAGGTCGTCGTGGCGATCTACCCGAAGATGAGCCTGTCCGACCTCCGAGTGGCGTGCCGACAGCGTGCGGACATGGTGAACTCGACGTTCATCTCTGACGCTGAGTTGAACTCCTACATCAACGCCTCGTACTACGAGTTGTACGACCTGTTGGTGCAGAAGTACGGCAACGACTACTACATGAAGGAGTATTCGTTCCAACTCCAGGGGAACGTGTCGAGATACGACCTCCCTGACGACTTTTTCAAGCTTCTCGGCGTGGACCTGGAGATCAGCAGCGGCCCTGACGGCTACGTGTCGCTGCGCCCGTTTACGCTGGCTGAGCGCAATCGGTACTCCACCGCCAACGTGCAGACGTGGATCGGTGTGACGAACCTGCGCTACCGGATCAGCGGCAACAAGCTGTGGTTCACGCCCTCGCCGCAGACGGGTCAGACGATCCGCATCTGGTACGTGCCGCGCCTGTCGCAGTTGGTGGATCAGACCACGCTGACGGTGGCCGACCCGATTGCGGGTGACTTCATCACGATTGGCGCGACGACTCTGACCGCTGGCGCGCAGTGGACGATTGCGGCGGGCAACAACATTGCAACCGCTGCAAGCATCGCTGCTGCGATCAACGCTGCTAGCATTGTGGACGTGTCGGCTACCAGCAACGGCGCGGTTGTAACGCTGGTGCAGGATGATGCGGTTGACCTCGCGCTTGCTGTGGGCGGCTCGACTCCGCTCGGCGCCTCAACGCGGCTCCAGTTCTCGTCCAGCACGTTGAGCAACGGCTCCCAGGTCGCTGACGGCATCAGCGGCTGGCTCGAGTACGTTGTGACCGATGTCGGCATCAAGATGCTTCAGAAGGAGGAGTCCGACACGTCGGTTCTCCAGTTGCAGAAGCAGGCGCTGATCCGTCGCATTGAGGCCGCTGCTGAGAACCGCGACGCTGGCTCGCCGGCTACGATTGCTGACGTGCAGTGGACCAACGGCACTTGGCCGTTTGGTAACGGCTTTGGCGGCGGCGGTGGTATCCCGTAATGCCGACGATCAAGCGACTGTCCCGCATCTTCAGCAGCGACGACTCGCTGAACCGTTTGCAGGATCAGCTCGCTGCGGCGTTCAATCCGATCCTCCGTAACGTGCAGGGCGATCTGACGGGGCCGCTTGAGAGTCCAACCGTCAAGGGTTTGCAGGGCCGCAACGTGTCTGCGGTTGCGCCGACGAGCGGTCAGTCGCTTGTGTGGAGCGGTAGCGAGTGGGCGCCTGGGTCTGGTGGTGGCGGGTTCATCACCAGTGTTTTGCCGCCGTTGACGGTTGTGTCTGGCGTGCTGTCAATCCCGCAGGCTGACGCCACTACTGATGGCTATCTGTCAGCCGCTGATTGGGTCACGTTCAACAACAAGATCAGCAACGTCACGGCGACCTCGCCGTTGTCTGCTACCGGCACGATAAATCGAAACATCGCGCTGACGGGCGTTGTGGCAGCGGCTAACGGCGGCACGGGACTCTCGAGCCCTGGCACGATTGGCAACGTGCTGACCAGCACGGGCACCGGTTGGACAAGTTCCGCGCCCACAGCAACACCCAGCGGCCCTGCTGGCGGCGTCCTCGGCTACACCGGCAGTACCTATCCCAACCCCAACGGGCTTGCGTCTTTGCCGAGTGTTGTGCCGGGAGAAGAGATCATCCCGATCTTGCTGTCTACGCAGCCGCTGATCCGCATTCAGCCGGATGATGTTTTGGCTGGAGCTCCAATCAATACCCCGGGGCAGGGGATTGAACTTGCTGCTGGGTTTACAGCGGCAAACTCAGGCGTTGGCGGTATCCTTACCCTGCGCGCGGGCGGCTCTAACAGCAACGCTGGTGGCGCAATTACGTTGGTTGGCGGCGTTGGCGGCGGGTTCTTCCCGTATTGGCGTGGCGGCAACGCCTCGCTTTTTGGTGGGCCAGGGGCGCTGGGCGCGAGCACGCTATCAAGCAAGGGTGGCGACACTACGGTTTCTGGCGGTGAGGGCGGGCGCAACATTTTTGCCGCTACGATTGGCTATGGCGGCGACCTGCTTTTGTCTGGCGGTTCGGGCAGCAATCAGGCCAACGGCGGCAAAATCGACATTGGAAATCGGTTTTACAACGGCATCAATACGACCAGCGAGATTAATATTGGGGATGCAACTCAGCCTCCAGCATTGTCTTGGCAGGGTCAGCCCATCGACATCACGTCTACGCTACCGGTAGCGGACGATGTTCTCACCTACAACGGAACCACTTGGGTTCCTGCGTCAACAAACGCGGTTCCTGCCATATTTATCAGCCTTACCGACAATACCGCCGCAACCGCTATCCCAAGCGGCGGTACTGCGTTGATGGCAACTTACGATACGGTTGAGGACAGCAACGGCATTACGCTGGTCAACAACTCTGAGATCACGGTTCCGTATGATGGCGTGTATGAGTTCTTTTTCTCTCCACAGTTGGAGCTTGTGACCGGAACCAGTGATGACATCACCGTATGGGTGATGAAGAACGGCGCTAATTTGGCTCGCAGCGCCAGCCGAGTTCAGTTGGGCAACAACAACTCGTTTTTGTATCCTGCGCTTTCTATTGTGATTAGGCTCAACGCCAACGACTACATTGAGTGGGCGCTGACTGCTAGTGGAACCAACGCACAGATTTCAACCATTACCGCTGCAACTCCGTATCCCCAGATACCTGGGATCATCGCGAGTGCTTTGTTTCTTGGAGCGTAGGGGCGTGCTACTGTAGCGGCCCTCGGAGGACAAGATGGCGACACCAAACATGAACCTGACCTTGCCGGTGGTGTCGCAGACGCCTGGACCGACGTGGGCAAGCGAGATCAACGCGGACCTGACCATCATCGACGGGCACAACCATGCGGGCGTTGGTGCGCTTGTTCCTGTGGCTGGCCTCGACATCAACTCAGACTTGTCGCTCGCCACGCACGCGCTGACGGATGTGACCAAGGCTGTGCTGCTTAATCAGGCAGCGGTTGCCACTTCCAATGCGGTGTACGCAAAGGCCGGGGACTTGTGGTGGACGAACGGCGGCGGCACGCCTGTCCAGATCACCAGCGGTGGCTCAGTTAACGTTGGTGGCGCCGGTAATATTGGAGGAATTACTGGCTCTGCGGCTGTAAATTATGACTCTCCAACGCTTTCGTTTGAGTTTATTGACGAGAACGGCAATCCGGCATCTCTTGTTGGCGACGTGTTTGTCGGGTCATCTGTGACGCTCGGCACCGCAAGCCTTACTGCGTCAGGCGCCGGAACCTATGCCATCAATCTTCCGACCGCTCTTCCTGTGTCAAGCACGTCGTTTTTGACTTGCACTACGGGTGGACAACTTGCCTACACGTCGCAATCGAACGGCATTACGCGGCAGATGCAAGCTGCTGTTGGTCAGATTGTAACGTCGTATCAGTACTCTGGTCCGCTTACTGCTCCAGGCAACTTGCTGTTGCCCGTTACCATCACCACCACCGGACGGCCTGTTTTTATTGGTGTAACAACCATTACCACCGCGCCTAACGCCGCCGGCATCAGGCTTGATAACAGTGGTGCTCCTGCATACACGTCAGCCGCTGTTGCGGTGAACATCACAAGCGCATCACCACCCGTTGGGTTTACCGCCGGCAACTATCTTCAGTGTGCTTTTGCCGCCGATGTAACTGCTGCTGGTAATGCGATTATAGTTCCTGCCTCGGCGCTGAATGGCATCGTTGCTCTTCCTGCCGGTACATACACTTTGCAGGCTGTCTTGGTTTCTTTGTCTGGTGGTGGAACTCCAACACTGGCAATGAACGGCAATCTTTTTGCGTATGAGCTTTAGGAGACAGCGATGCTTCAGAGGCAGAACATCGTCGTCCCTCTTGCGCAGGGCGTAGACACCAAGACTGACGAGAAGCAGGTCGAGGCCGGCAAACTCCTTGAACTGGAGAACGGCGTCTTTACCAAGTTGCGGTCCATCCAAAAGCGTGATGGAACCGTTGCGCTTGGGCAGTCTATTCTGAACAGCCCCGGATCAAGCATCAGCAACGGCGTTGGCTTGGCTAACTACGGCACGGAGTTGCTCGAGGCAGACGGCGAGCGACTGTACAGTTATGACGATGCCAACGGTGGCTGGATCGACAAAGATCAGTACGTTCCGGCCTTGGTCACCACCTCGTCCGTTTGCAAGGACAGTTACTCGCAGTTTCATGCAGATGGGGCGTCAACGTCTGGCGGGCTCCAAGCTTACGCTTGGGAGGACTCGCTGACCGCAGGGTCGGTGCGATACGCCATCATTGACGGCGAAACCAAGCAGACCATCGTCCCGTCCACGCTGCTCTCAACCCAGGCCAGCAAGCCTCGGGTGCTGGTCAACGACACGCACTTCCTTGTGTACTACGTGAACACGGGGCTCAACGCGCTGATGCTCGCGCAGATCCCGCTGGCTGCGCCCCTGGTGTCCCCGAGCATCACGCAGATCACGGCCTTTGGTGCTAGCGATAATGCGCTGTCTGCCTCATCGGCAAACTACGACGCCGCGCACATTGTCGGCGGCTCTAACATGGGCGTTGGGTTTTTCTGCGTGGCGTTCAACAACGCCAACAGCGGAACCACCGTGCGAGAGTACGATTACTTCAGCCCACTGTCGCAGCAGTCACAGAACATCATTGCTGACAGATCTCGCACGATCAGCATCTTCCCGGCCCACACCAACGCTGTTGGTCTATGGGGTCCGGTCGTTCTGTATTCCACCGACAACGATACTGAGCCGTACACGCAGACAATCAAGTTTGAAGCGTACAACGCTAGCATGGTGTTCATTGGCAGTGGCACCGTGGCTAGCGGTCTTGCGTATAGTCAGGCTCGAGCCATCACCGGACAGAACAACCAAGCGGACGGTACTATCGGCTTTGACGTGTTTTATGCTGAGTGTGACACCTATCCCAAGTTGACCCGCAAAGCTGTTGTGGACGCCACCTACACTGTGACCAGCGACGCTATCTGGCAGCGTCGAGTGGCTCCCGTTGGCAAGGCGTTTAAGTACAACGACAAGACCTACCTTCCGGTCGTTTACTTCTACCCTGGTCGAGATGTTGACCTGTCGATTGGCGGCGGCTCTGGATACGACATTGTCGGCACCGTGTCGCTTCAGTCTTGTTACTTTTTGATGGATGAGGACGGCAGAATTGTTGCCAAAGTTTTTTCTGGCTCGCTCGCAGCCAACGCGCCAGCAGCCTATACGCCTCCGGTAATCGGCACCGTAAGTGGTTGGAGTCCCTCTACTGGCATCGCCACCCTTGCCACCGCAAGCGACTATGCCAACTTCAGTATCGGCATGGCCGTGCAGTCTCGCACTGATGGCGTGCTGGACACCGGGATCACCACAACCGGAACGGTGGCTTACGTTGTTGGAGTCAACCCGTCTGGTACGGTCACGTTTTCAAACGCTGTTGGTGGCCCTGCTGGACAAGGTTTGTCTGGTTGGACAATCAATCTTCCAACAACCAGCACGGATAGCGTTTTGTCCTCTGTTGGCTTGAACCTCGTATCCGCGCCTCTGTTGCCCAACGTTAGTAACCCTGTGGACGCTGAGTTCCGGTACGCCATGCTGGATCAGCTTCTTGTGCAGGGCTCGTTGACTGAAACGCAGACCAACGTGTCGCAGGTGACGTTTGATCTGACGGCTCCTGAGTACGCGGTCAACCATGAAGAACTTGCCAACAATCTGCACTTGAGTGGCGGTTTCTTGCAGATGTACGACGGCAACAGCGTGGTTGAGCATAACTTCCACCTGTATCCAATCTTTAATGTTTCAAATGTTGTTGCTGGAAGCATTGATGCTGGTACGTACAACTACACCGTTTGCTACGAGTGGGTAGACAACCAAGGCAACATTCATCAGAGTCAACCCGCCGATCCGATTGAGGTGACGTGCGTTGCAAACAGCCGCATCACCCTTGAGATCAACTACCTCAATCAAACTGCCAAGGTTGGCTCCCGGCCTGTGCAGATTATTGTGTACCGCACGCGCAGCGCGGCGTCTGGCTTTGGCAGAGTGTTTTATCGACTTAGCAGTCTGACAGCGCCCGATCTGAACAACGTTAGCGGTCAAGTACTAACGTTCATCGACAATACCCCTGATGCCCAGATCGCCACCAATCCTGAGCTGTATACGCAGTTTTTGGTGACGGAAACGCCCGCCCAGGTGGACAATCAGCCGGCGCCGCCTACCGGACTGATCCAGTTGCATCGCAACCGTTTGTGGGTTGTGGACAGCACCAATCCGCTCAACGTCTGGTACTCCAAGTTTATTGGGCCGGCGACTCCGGTGGCGTTCAACGACACGTTCGTCAAGACGGTTGATCCCCGAGGTGGGCCGATCACCGCGCTGGCGACCATCGACGACAAGTTGCTGGTGTTCAAGAACAGCCAGATGTTTTTCATCGTCGGCCAAGGCCCAGAGAACACGGGCGTCAACAACGACCTGTCGGATGCAATCCTGATCACGACCGACGTTGGCTGCGTTGATCCTCGCTCCATCGTCGGCTCGCCCGTTGGCATCTTGTTCAAGAGCCGCAAGGGCATCTACATGATCGACCGCTCGCTGGCGGTGCAGTACATCGGCGCTGCCGTCGAGGCATACAACGACGAGGCAATCACGTCAGCGGTGCTGGCCTCCAAGCGCAACCAGGTGCGGTTCACGTTGGAGTCGGGCATCACGCTGGTGTACGACTACTTCGTTCAGCAGTGGGGCATCTTCACCAACCAGAACGCCATTGACTCGTTGGTGTGGAGCGGCGACATCATGCTGCTTCAGTCCAACGGCAAGGTGCTGCGCGAGACTGAGGGCGTTTACACCGACGACGGCCAGCCGATCCGACTGAAGCTTGCGACCTCGTGGTTCTCGTTTGCCAACGTGCAGGGGTTTCAGCGCGTGCGTCGAGCTCAGTTGCTTGGCGGTTGGAAGAGCGATCACGACCTGAACATCAGCGTCTGCGTGGACTTTGACGACACAGTGATCCAGCAGATGATGGTGTCGCCCACCTTGCCGACGTTCTATGGCAGCGGCTCGCCCTACGGCGCGGGCTCGTATGGCGGGACGTTCCAGCTTTACCAGTGGCGCGTAGACCTTGCGCGGCAGAAGTGCCAAGCGGTAAAGTTCATCATTGAAGATGTCCCCTCAGTGACGGGCAGCGGTGAAGGTGTGAGCTTGTCGTCGCTCGCGTTTGAGGTTGGAGCCAAGCAGGGGCTGAACAAGGTTCCTGCGTCCCAGATTGTCAGTTAGGAGGCTTGAATGACTGGTCTTGAAATCGCAGGGCTTGTAACGGCAGGCGCCAGTCTGCTGCCGTCTGTTTACCAAGCGTTTAGTGGACAGCCTGAGTACATGGACCCGACGAGCGAAGAGTTCCGTCGTCGGCGTCAGGCGCTTGGCGTCACCGTTGGCGGTCCTGAGACTGGCACGGCGTTCACGGGTGCGGAGCGCGAAACGTTTGGCGCGCTGGCCGGATCGCGTGGAGTTGGCGCAGAGCAGGCGGCGCTGGCAGAGGCACTTAGGGCACAAGCCGAGGGCCGCGGTCTTAGCCTCGCGCAGTTGCAGTATCGGCAGGCGCTTGAGGGCGCGCAGGCGGCAGCGGCATCGCAACTTGCGTCCGCTCGAGGTCTGTCGCCGGCCCAGGCGCAGCGACTGATGTTGACGCAGCAGGCGGGTATGCGGGCGCAGGCTGCCTCGCAGTCGGCGCAGCTTCGGTTGCAGGAGCAGCAGGCGGCGCAGGCGGCGCTTGGCAATATTCTCACCCAGCGTCGGCAGCAGGAGCTTCTTGGCGGGCAGCTTGCCTCTAGTCTTTACGGCGAGGCCGGCAGACTTGGTCTTGAGCGCGCCCGGACGCAGGCGCAGCTGGATGAAGCGGCGATGCGTTACGCGATGGGCATGGGCGAGCAGCAGCAGGCGCGCGAGACTCGCGCCACTGGTGCCGCGACCGGCGCTGGTGCCGCGTTTGGTCAGACGTTGATTGAGGCTGGCCGCAAGTCTAGCGGAACGCCCGCTCCTGCGACTGGAACGCCCGCTCCCGTTCGCGCTCGAGGCGGCGCTGCTCCCGCCGAGATCCCCGGCAAGGCCAAGTTCAAGGGCGACACGCGCAGCAACGACACGGTGCCCGCGCTCCTGAGCCCTGGCGAGATCGTCCTGCCTCGCACCGTCGCTCAGGCTGAAGATGCGCCCGAGAAGGCCAAGGAGTTTGTGGACGCGATCAAGAAGCAGAAGCGCCCCTCGCCCAAGGCGTTTGCGCAGGCGCTGGCGCGATTGAACGAGCTTGAGGCACGGCTGAATGCTATGGAGGCCTTGGCTGATCTTGAGGCCGAGGAAGAGGGCTAACCGATGAAGAAGCCGACGCTCCGCTTGCGCCAGGTGTTTGAGGGTCCGACGCACTTCAAGGTGGTGAAGCCGCTGGGGAACCCGATCAAGATCGCCAAGAAGGGGTTGTCGCCCAACCTGATGAGCCGTTTGCGGAAATACGCAGATGGCACGCCTGACGAGCCTGTTCAGCCGCCAACCGATGAAGAGATTTCGATTGCGGAGCAGATGCAGCAAGCACGTTTGCCTGCTGGCACTGAGTTTCCGCCGATGGCTGGTGAAGGATCGTTTGGCGTGCCGCCGCTCCCCGCAGAGCCGGATGCTAATGTTTTGCCGGTTCCTGAGCCTATTGCTGCGCCCGTCGCACCTATTGTTCAGCCTGTAGTTGTTGCGCCGGTTACGACCTCGGGGGCTGCTGCTTCTGCTGCCGGTACGGGTGAGCCAATCATTGCCAAGCCCCGTCCTCGGCCGCGACGACCTGATGCTGTTGAGCCTGCTGTTTCTGCTGAAGAGGTCGCGCCGGCAGAGTCTGTTGCAGTCGAGGCTAAACCTGCTGTTCCCGTGGCAAAGGAACCTGCGCCTGCGGAGCCAAGTCCGTTTGAGCAGGCGCTTAGCTTGGTCAACTTTGACCTTGCCAAGTACGAGGCTGCATCTCCCGAGATGAAGCCCATCATCCGGCAGGCCGCTCAGGCTGCGTTTACTGCCAAAGCCGCTGCGGATGCAGATGTCGCCGCTGCCGAGGCAGAGACTTCTGCGCTTGCTGCTGAGCAAACCGCACAAAAGGAAGAACTACAGCGCCTTCAGAAAAGCGCCGATGAGGCGCGAATCATTCAAAAAAACATTTTGACGGATTTTGACTACCTTAAGAACCCGACGACCTATCTTGGCAGCATGAGCACGCTTGGGCAGATCGGCACCGCCATCTCGCTTGCGGCTGGAGCGTTTGCTTCCGGCATGACCGGGATGCCCAACTTTGCCCAGAAGATCTACGACAACGCGATTGAGCAGGACTTGCAAGCACAGAAGCGTCGTGCGGACTCGCTCTATCAGCGGCTCGTGAATGCTGGCAACTCTGTTGAGAACGCCGAGAACATGGTGCGGGCACAGTTGAAGTTGGTGGGCGCCGCTGAGCAGACTCGACGTGCCGCCGAGATTAAACTGCCTCAGGTCAAGGCCAAGATCCAAGCTGAGGCTGCCAAGTCCGCGTTGGATGCAACGCAGACGATGGCTCGCATCGCCAAGGATCAGGCCGATGAAGCGCGTGAAGCCTCTCTTGCGCCGCTGCGTGAGCGTGAACTAAAAACTCGCGTTGGTGAAGCGGAGGCTGAGGCTGGGTTGCGTCCGCTCAAGAAGCGACGGCTTGAGGCTGAGGTTGCGATTGCGGAACTGACTCCCAAGAAGTTGAAGGAAGAAATGAATCAGCGCCGCGAGGATGCTGCATTCAAACGTGAAAAGGCCGAGCAAGACCGGCAGGATCGCAAAGACGCAGCTCAAGACAAGGCCGATCAGAAACGCATTGCTCGCGAGTTGACGCTTGGCGATGTCAATCTTGAACTGAAGACCGATCAACGGGCTCCTCTTATTCGCGAAGGCATCTCGCAGCGCGCACAAGCTCTTGAGTCGCTGTTGAAGCTTGAGGCGCTGTTAAATAAGGCCAAGGATGGCTATGAGCTTTGGAAACCTGGTTCCAACACAAGAAACGCAGCAATTGCAGAGTTGAACTTTGCAATTGAGAACTTCCCCAAGGGTGCAGGTTTTGGTCGAGCAATTTCCGTTGCTGCCAAGGAACTGATCGCCAAGGCAATTCAAGAGCCGACTTCCTATAAGTCTTTGTTCAAGCAAGTATTCCTTGATAAAGATCCTGCTATGGGCATCAAGGTTCTGCGCCAAGAAGTTGCTCGCAACTTTGAAGAAGAAATTGCTGCTCAATCAAGGAACACTCGCCCAGAGATCAAGTCCGCGCTTGACTCATGGTATAAGAGCGCCGAAGACAAAATTAAACGTTACGAAACCGAAATGACCGCTGACGAGGAACTCTAGGCCAAGGAGCGCATGGGAATGGCTGATCCGAGTCAGTATTTTGTGCTTAACTCGGGCGACGTTCACGTCGTCAAGCCTGAGAACATTGAAGAGGCCAAGCGTCGTGGCCTGGTGCCGGCTACCGAGGAGCAGCGGCGTCAGTACGACTTGGTGCAAGAGGCTAAGAAAGACCCGCTGGGCGCGGTCAAGGCGGGAGTCCAGGCGCTAGGCGAAGGCGTTGTTGGCCTGGCCGGCCTGCCTGCGGCGTTGATTGGTGTTACGCCAAGCATCCCTGAACTCAGGGAAAAAGCTTTTTCGTACATCCCCGAGTCTATTCGCGGTGTTTCTGAGGAAGAGGTTCAGCAGGAAGCGGCTATCGCCAAGCAGAAGCGCATGGAGATGCTCCGTGCGGTGGAGAGCGTATCGCCCACGCTGCCGCGCATCCAGCAGGAACTTGGACTGCGCACCGCCGAGGAGATCAAAGCTGAGGCCGAGGCGTTCCCTGTTGCCCGCGGCGTTGGAACCGTTGCCAGTTTCTTTGTTGGTCCCGCCGTAAGCAAGTTGGTCAAGACCGCAGCGACTAAGGCTGTTCCCGTTCTAGCGGCTGAGGAAACTCTTAGGGCCACGGGTGCGTTGTCTGACGCGGTGACCAAGGCTGTTGGTCTTGAGGCTAAGAACGCTGCGTACCAAGCCGCGCAGGCTGAGTTGGCGGCGGCTACCGCAGCGGGCGATGCGGTTGAGATTGCTGCCAAGCGAGCGTCGGTAAACGAGGCGGCAGCGGCGGCTCAGGCGGCTGTTGATGACGGGTTTAAACTTCGCACGGCATTGCTGGCCGAGGCCGACACGGTACCCGCGGAGTTGGCTCCGCTGGTTACCAAGGAAGTCCAAGCGGCCAGCAGGGCGGCAATCAAGTCTGCTGAACGAATGTCGTTGGGAGAATCGCGGCGATTGTTGGCTAGTGTGCCTAAGTCGCAGCGAGCCGTTGCTGATCGCATTAAGTTGTTGCAGGAAGTAACGATCAGCAGCCCCGCGATCACGTCCAAGATCGGGACTGACGCCGCCAAGGCGATTGAGCAGTCTGCGCTGACTCGCTTGCAGCGTGCTCCTGGCTTCAGCACCGCGTTGGCTGAGGCTGATGTTGCAGCGGCTCGAGTGGCTGATGATCTTGCTGTTGGCGCGGACAAGGCTGTTACCGCTGCTCGTCTTGCCAAGGCTGAGGAAAGCCTCGCAACGCTCAAGGTCCGGCAGGAGTTGACCGCTAAGGCCATCGGTCTTGGCCTGGGTCGCTCTGCTGAGATGATGATGTTTGGGTTGCAGGGTGTCGCCAACGAGATGGCGTTGGGCGATCCTGCGTTGGTGGCTGAGAGCGCGTACGCAACGCTTGGCTTCGACGCTGGTTTGGGCGCTGGATTTGGCGTAGCCGAGGCGCTGGTGCCGCCGACCCTGCGTGCTGGCCTGCGTGCCGCAAGAGCCACCGGCAACAAGATCAAGGACGCGATTGGCAAGGTGTACCCAGAGATCGCGTCGTTCATCACGGGCGCGGAACCCGAAACGATCCGCGCGGTCATGGATGCTAAGGAGGATCTAGCCAAGAAGGGTTTGCGCCGTGTGATTGAAGAGGCTACGCCGATGCCAGCCAGGGCGCCGCTGCCCCCAGAAATCACACCTCCTGTCGTTCCTCCTCCGATCCCCAAACCGCCGCCGATGGGCAAGCCGGTGATGCCGCCTCCCGTGCCGAAGCCTGAGATGCCGCCTCCGGTTCCTCGTCCGTACATTCCCACGTCGCTTGAGCCGGTTGCTGTTGCTGGTACTCCGTTGAAGCCTGTTGATTACGACGCCGTTGCGCGTGAACTTCGCGGCGCTCTTGAGCAGGATATTCGGCAGATTGCTGCTCCTAAAAAAGGCGGGCTGCTTTACGACGCCAATACTGAGTGGCGCAAGGTGCAGATCAATCAGACCATTCGCAATCGGCTTCAGAAGCAGACGGATGAGATGGTCAACGCTCTATACGAAAGCAAGATGGGAGAGCCGTTGACGTTTGCTGACGAGGCGTTTCTCGCACAAATTGAATCTGGGGAGTTCATTAATACTCCATACAGAAACGCGCTCAAGGATTTGATCGGTCGCGTCAAGTCGGCAAGGCAGGTTGCCAAGACTTACGGCATGACGGGAGAGATGGTTCCATCCGCTCAAGAGGCTGCGTACAAGGTTAATCGAACCTTGGAGGGGCTTGAGGATCGTCTGACGGCGTTTGAAGCCGCCAACCCAACGCCAGAGCAAATCTTCCAAGAGATGAAGTGGGTTGACCAAGAGCTGTTTTACAAGCGCAAGGAGGGAGCGGTTTTTGCGAAAGAACTGGCGTTGTTGCCGCGCCAGGTCAACGCGGCGTACGGTTCCTTGAAGCAAGACTTTAAGAACATGGTGCTGAACAAAGACCTCTGGGGAGATGCAGCCGTTCTTGAGAGCGAGTGGAAGGCAGATGCCCGCCGGTATTACGCAGGGCTTAAAAACCTTAAGAAGGCCGCACCCAAGTTGGTTGACATTATTGACGATCCTGTAACCGGCCTGCCGACCGAGTTGATTGTAGACGCCAAAAAACTTAAGTCTATTGTCAAGAACATTAACGCTGATGAGTCGGCTCGGTTTAGGGATGCGCTCGGGCAGTATTTTGAGGGGCGTCGCGCACTTGTTGATCGCATCGTATCTGTCTCTGACTATGTAAAGGCCAATGTTGACAAGGGCGCAGTTGTAGACCGCATGGCCGCGACTGAGCGTGCGTATGATCGCGCCATCCAGAATGCGGTTAACGATGCGTCTAATGCCGCAATTGAAGAGTCCAACGCGCTCGCCACTGGCATGACCAAGGATCAGATTAAGGCTGCACGCAAGGCCAAGATTGAAGAGATTAAAGCGACGTACGCACAGCAAAAAGCAACGCGCCAGATGGAGGTTGATGACCTCAAGCATGCGTACGAAGAGGCCAAGCAGGCTCGCAGCGCCGATGTAGATGAGATCAAGTTCCGGTTTGAACGCGCCAAAGAAGCGCGGGACTTGGAGTTTCAAGCCGCCAAAGAGGCGAGAACCGAAGGCATCAACGCGGCGAGCCTAGAGTACCAGCGACAAGTTGCTATCCGTGATGAGGTCGTTAGGTCTTTGAACGAAGAGTTTTCCAAGGCCACAGCGGCACGACAGCAGCAGATCACAGAGCAAATCAATCTGTTGCGTTCTGCTTCTTCAGCGGGATCTTTGGCGTCCGTGATCAAGTTTGCGGTTAAGGCCGGCGCTCCGGTCCTGGGCGGCGCAACTCTTGGTCCCTTGGGTGCTATTGGTGGTGCGGCTCTGACGGCTGCATCATCTCCTGTTACGACCGCCAAGACGCTTGCCAAGTTAAACAAGGCGATGATCACGGTCAGCGACAAGGTTGGCGGCGTTGCCAACGTGCTGACCGGAACTGGTGCGGTTGCCGTAAAGACGGGCGAGGCGCTTGGAAGCTTTGCCACGCGCAAGAAGTTGGATGAGGAATACAAAAAGGTTGAGCGCCGCGTGCGTGAGCTTGCGGTTGATGCGGACGCACTGATGGATCAGCAGGATGCGATGCTGGCCGACATGGTTGATGACGCGCCGACGATTGCGGATGCGACCAAGACCGTGAACGCCACGGCGCTTCAGTATCTTGCCAACGTGAAGCCTAAGCCGCCGGCTAATATGCCTCCCATGCAGTTGCTTACCTGGGAACCGGTAGATGCCGACAAGCGCAAGTTTTTGCGGATCACAGACGCCGTGATGAACCCGGTTGAAACGCTGGAGTTGGCAGGAAAGGGTGCGCTTCTGCCTGAGCAGATTGACGCTCTGAACACCGTGTATCCGTCGCTTATGGCAGACGTGCGATCCAAGTTGCTTGAGCGTATTGAGCAGACCGGGAAGGTGCCTGAGAAGCATCGGATGATGGTGTCCATGATTCTGGGCAAAGACATCGACGGACGGATGCAGGCGGCAAAGATTGTCCCGGCTCAATCGGTTTACGGCCAGCAGCGCCAAGTGGACGCGCAGAAGCGCGAGCAGGCGCAAATGCCGCTGAGTCGCGCCAAGGCGTTGAGGCTTCCTGAGCGTGCGGATTACGAAGGATCTGCTCGCCGGAATGCACAGTTGAAGTAGTAAACGGAGTCGGATAACGTGTGCTCGCCCTCAGTGACGGCACACCAACAGGTGGTCATCAACTAGGCCCGAGTGGCCGTTACGGAGAGGCTCATGCCCTACAAGTCGCAAGCGCAGCGTCGTCTGTTCCACTTCCTTGCCAAGCAGGGGAAGCTCGCCCCGGAAACGGTCAAGGAGTACGACCGTGAGTCCAAGGGCAAGGATCTGCCCGAGTACGCCAAGAAGAAGGCGTTTGGCGGTCAGATTGAGGCCAAGGCCGGCACGCGCTGCCCTGCGTGCGATTACCCGCTGGACTCGGCTCCGGTGGCGATGGACGCTGGCGAGGGTTGCCCGCGCTGTGGCTACGGTGACGCCAAGGACGTGCCGCAGAAGGCGCACGGCGGCGAGATCATGGACGAGACTTCGTACCGCGCTCGAGGCGGCGAGATGCACTGCGCCCGTTGCGGCTCCAAGATGGCGATGGGCGGCTACGTTCCGCTCAAGGCGATGGGTGGCGAGGTCACCGACATCGCGTCGCTTTATGGCGACATGAAGGAACTGTACCCGTCGCGCAAGTCGGGCGGTGCGACTCTTGATGACGGCAAGATCCGTCCGTTTGGTCAGATGTTCGCTCGCGCCCTCAAGATGGGTCGGAGGTAGTCATGGCTTGGTACAAGAACGCTTCTGATCCTGCCAACGGCGCAGCGGTCATCACGCCGAGCAACACCACCGATCTCACCGTGTACGCGCGCGGCATCTACGTGGGCGTTGGCGGCAACATCACGGTGGACATGACCGACTCGGGCACCAACATCACGTTCCTCGCGGTGCCGCAGGGGACGATCCTGCCGATCCAGGTCAAGCGCGTGTACTCGACGGGCACGACGGCGACCAACCTCGTCGCGCTGCTCTAAGGAGTCGGCCATGCCGATGCGATTGGGTGCCAGCCTTGCGATTGGCGGGTACGACAAGATCCCGTTCCAGCCGCAGTCGCTGGGCTCGGCGCTTGTTGCTTGGTGGGACCCTGACTACGGGATCACCAAGAACAGCGTGTCCAACCGCGTTTCCGCTTGGCAGGACAGGGTTACCAATACGACGCTGATCCAGAACACGGGCGCACGACAGCCGCTATGGGTGGCCGATGCCGTGGAGATGAACAGTAGGCCGTCTCTGCGTTATGACGTGCAGCCGTCGTTCTTGTTTGTAAACCCATCTCCAGCGGCCCTGCGTGTTCAGCAGCAGCAGAACACTTACCTCGCCGTGGTGCGAGGTGAGAAGGACGTGCTGTCTACTGGCGGCATCGTCACCGGCAATATGCTGCTCA